CCATAAGACCTTTAAAGGATTTTCCGATGATACCTGTTTTTTTACCATTTGTTGGAATGGTACCGTTAATCTGAAACATACGATTATTTTCATCTATTTTAACAGCACTGACCTTTGATGTTACATGAGGTTTTACAGGAGTAAAAGATGATTTAGAGGGAATTGTACTCCAAATAGAGGCCAATTCGTCTTCTGATGAATTATTTGAGTTGGAACTTGTATTAATTTCACTGGTAGGACATCCGCAATTAGGACATGCCGAAGCTTTGTCAGAAAATTCTTTCCCACATTCAGGACATTTGATTAATGCCATAACGCATTCCTCCCTTTATATTTATTTCCTTTTGTTTTTCACAAACTCTGCGAACTGGCGAATTTCATCTAGTTCATCTTCTGTATATTCACTTCCATCAAAATGTGCAGCAATAGTAGTTGGCTCTTGCTCGCCTGAAAAAACGATTTCTCCATCAACTATCTTTTCCGCATCAAGACCTAATTCACGAGTGATTTTTAATACATTAGTTATATTGGAATTTGCCATTCCTCGTTTAAGAATACTGTCTAATGTTGTCCAAGGCATATTAATCGTTTCAGAAAATTTCTTGAGACTTCCATACCTTTCTATAATAAGAGATTTAATATTGGCTTCAAGCTCTTGCATATACGATTAACCCTCCTTTTTCAAATCTCTAACTAAATTGATAATAACACCAAAATCTCGAAAAATCAATATAAATATATAATGAATCAATATAAAATCTCGAAAAATCGAAAAAATATATTGACATTCACGAAAATTCGTATATACTTTAAAATGTAATCACGAAAAATCGAGAAAGAGAGGTGAGAAAGTGTTTCCAAATTTAGAAGCAGAAATGGCACGAGGAAAAATAACACAATCTAGTATTGCATTGTCATTGGGAATTACACCAACAACATTTTCTTTTAAGTTAAATGGTAAAGCTCCAATTTCCTTAAAAGAGTGTGTAAAAATAAAAAACACTTTTTTCCCAGACAAGACATTGGACTACTTATTTGCAACCGAATCAGACCAGAAGGAATCAGCGTAAGGAGGTGAGAGAAGTGTTGGACAAAATAAAGTTCTTTCTTGAAGATGCCACAATCCCCATCATTGGTGGCATCATAGGAAGCTTCATAGGGATGGGGATAGCAGCGTTGTTAGGGATGTTGTAGCCAGAAGGGGGCGAAAGAAATTTTATTAATTGTTACAGTTTTTGTTTTAAATACAGCCTCTTGTATTTTACTTATTAAGGGAGAGAAAGCTTTGGGCATTATATTAAAGGGACTGGGAGATGGCATTTCTTTAATATACATTTGTACTCAAGCAATATTGAGGCTGTTATGTCATTAAATATTTGATCAAAGTGATCGGAACATTCAATGAGCGAATAATCTTCGCTATCGTCTTCTGCATCCAAAAGATCGAGATATGCAGCATAAAAATCACTATATTTGGATTGTGATATTGGCTCCATGAGATGAATATTTCGTGTAAATAATTCAAGAAAAGCACTTCTTGATTCTGGGCTCATTTGGCTTAGACGATTGCGAAATAGAAAACCAGCACAGTATCTTCGGTAAAAAGGAATATAAAAATTATCAAGCTGCTCTCTTCGAACCTGTTGCTTTTCGCTGAATACATCTCGTATAGCACTAAGATACACAACAACAAAGGAACCAATAACTGAGATCAAAGAAACAATAATAGAAGCAACAATAGAAAAATCCATGTAAATTCTCCTTTCGTATCATAATATTCAGGCATGGCAGTGCCTGTAATTACAGTATAGGAGGACATCGCATAAAACACAATATGCACAACCAAAATAGACAGGAATCGAAGAAAAAAGGAAAGAGGTGAATACCATGACAGAAGAAAGAAAAATGTTATTAAACGAAATTACAGAAGACCTGAAGCATCTGGATCAGAAATCATTGGAGCTGATGCGTACAGGAGTTGAATTACTCAGATGTAGAGATGCGATGGAAAAAGCCACAAAGAAAGCAGGATAATTACTTACCCCGCAATCCCAGATACAAAAGATAGAGCTGATATGGAGTTAGAACAACGTGGTTCTGAATTTCCAAAAGTTCACCGTTGATGTAGATATCCATACGTAACATAACAATTCTCCTTTCTACTTGTTGTTTATAGAATACTCACGAAATAAGGAGAAAACAAGGAAAATAACTCGACAAACGTCGAGTACATTCGATGAGTGACAGTGGACAAGTACATTTCATACCATATCACAGGGAGGTGAGAATGTGACAAAGTTAGAGTTCGTCACCAGAATACAGGTTAATGGTGTAAAAGAGGAAGTATCAGGTGCAAAAGAAAAAGAGGTTGTTCTTAAGAGCACGGAAAAAGGTCTACAAACAATGCGCTATGTGAGAAAGGCTGCCGGATAAGGGCGGCAGGGAGGGACAAGCATGAGAGATATAATTGATTCCGCTTTGATTGGAAGTCTTGCAAGCTTCCTGCCGTTTTGGATGTGGGACAGCAGAAGCGACCAGATCGCCGGAGCAATCGCACTGATTGGAATGATATACATAGCTAGGAGGTGGAAAACATGGCTGGGTTAAGCAAAAAGCAGCTGGAAATTAAAAATCAAGCACTGTTGGATTACATAAAAGCCGCGATCTGTGTGCTGGATGATCAGACAGCAGAGGCGAGACATAAGGCAGCATATACGGCAGGTCTTTTGAGCGTGGCAGAGGAAGGCGCAAACAGAAATGTAGCAAGAGGGTATTTTACACCGACTCCAAAATGGAGAATCCGGTATGCGGATGGAACAGTTGGATACCAGCTATACGAAAGAAAATATGCTGTGGAAATTGCTGAGAAAAAGAAAGACGAATACGGCGGCAGTTATACGATTGAGCCTGTGGAATGAAAAAGGATCCTCAGAGCTGCAACTCAGAAGGATCCAAAAGATAATAATAGTTTATCACCCTTTCATTGTATGAGGGTAGAAAGGAAAAGTCAATGATTAAAGCAGGGAAAACAGGAAACAAAATGTTACTGGAAATTACAGGAGATACACATGAGTTGCTTTGTGAATTTGATGCTGCACTAAAAGCCATATATGTGATACTGGATAACAGCCTTGTGGAATCAGCTCCATTTAATACGGAAGATATCTTACACACAATGGTAAAAAGAACAGCGGCAGAGAAAAGGGGAAAGTAAGAAATGAGTATGAAAATTAATAAGCTTGAAATTGAAAATGTCAAACGTATCAAAGCTGTAAAAGTAGAGTTTAAAGCAAACGGGCTTACAGTAATCGGCGGAAACAATAATCAGGGAAAGACTTCTGTTTTGGATTCCATTGCGTGGGCGCTTGGTGGGGAGCGCTACAAGCCATCACAGGCAACAAGGGAGGGTTCTGTGATTCCACCGACGTTACATATTGTAATGAATAATGGTCTTGTGGTGGAGCGCAAAGGAAAGAACAGCGCACTGAAAGTTACAGATCCCAATGGGCAGAAAGCAGGACAGCAGCTTCTGAATGAGTTTGTGGAACAGCTTGCATTAGACCTTCCTAAATTTATGGAAGCTTCCAGTGCAGAGAAAGCCAAAATCCTTTTGCGGATCATTGGTATTGGACCTCAGCTCACACAGCTTGAACAGCAGGAAAAAGAGCTTTATCAGGAACGTTTATACATTGGACGTACTGCAGATCAGAAAGAGAAATTTGCAAAGGAACAGCCATATTATACGGAGGCCCCCAAAGATTTAATATCTGCTTCTGAGCTGATCCGTCAGCAGCAGGAAATCCTTGCAAGAAACGGAGAGAATCAGAGAAAACGTGAACAGCTGCACCAGTTAGAGCAGAGATACCAGCGGATCAATGAGCAGATGGCCAATCTGCTGGCCGAACAGAAAAAGGTGGAAAGTGATCTGGAGATTGCAAGAAAATCTGCACTGGATCTGCACGACGAATCTACGGAAGAGCTTGAACAGAATATTTCCAACATTGAAGAGATCAACCGGAAAGTCAGGGCAAATCTGGACAAGGAAAAAGCGGAAGATGATGCCAAAACATATCGTGATCAGTACAATTCGCTGACAAAAGATCTTGAAGATGTAAGAGACAAAAAAGCAGAGTTGTTGAATGCAGCAGAACTTCCTCTTCCAGAACTTTCTGTCAAGGAAGGTGAACTGATCTACAAAGGTCAGAAGTGGGATAACATGTCTGGTTCTGATCGGTTAAAGGTATCAACTGCGATTGTGAGAAAGCTGAATCCAAACTGCGGCTTTGTGCTTCTGGACAAGCTGGAACAGATGGATATGAAGTCTTTACAGGAGTTTGGTGAATGGCTGGAAGCAGAAGGTCTTCAGGCAATCGCAACAAGAGTAAGTACCGGTGATGAGTGTTCGATCATTATCGAAGACGGATATGTGGTTGGACAGAAGACACCGGAAGAACCTGAAAAGAAAGAATGGAAGGCAGGTACATTTTAAATGAAGATTACAAAAGGAATTATTCCGTGTGCAAAGAAAGTGGTGATTTACGGTCCAGAAGGCATTGGAAAGTCAACATTTGCCAGCCAGTTTCCTGATCCGGTGTTTATCGATACAGAAGGCAGCACAAATTCTATGGATGTGGCAAGATTACCCAAACCTACAAGCTGGCAGATGCTTCTGGAAGAAATCCAGTATGTGAAGGATCATCCGGATGTCTGCAAGACATTAGTTATTGATACGGTGGATTGGGCTGAATCCATGTGTATCCAGAGCATTTGCGATAAGCATCAGAAATCCGGAATTGAAGATTTTGGATATGGAAATGGTTATGTTTATACCAAAGAAGAAATGGGACGCTTCCTGAACCAGCTTTCGGAAGTGGTTGAAGTTGGTGTAAATGTGGTGCTGACCGCGCATGCCCAGATCAGGAAATTTGAGCAGCCGGATGAGCTGGGAGCCTATGACCGCTGGGAACTGAAACTTGGAAAGAAAACATCTTCCCAGACATCGCCACTCATTAAGGAATGGGCGGATATGCTGTTGTTTGCAAACTATAAGACGTTTTCCATTGCAGTAGATGATAAAGGTCAGAAGCGAAAAGCACAGGGTGGGGAACGTGTACTGTATACGTCTCATCATGCCTGCTGGGATGCAAAGAACCGTTATGGGCTTCCGGAACAGGTGCCATTCAGCTTCTCATCCATTGCACACATCATTAATGGAAAGCCAGAGGAAAAAGCAGAAGTGCGTTCACCACAACCTACCTATCAGGTGGAGAAGCCAAAAACAACACAGCCTGTCCCGGAACCAACTCAGCAGGCATACACTGCAGGTGAGCAGATGAATCTTCCGTTGAATGAACCGGTTAAACAGGAAGAACAGAAAGCATTCCCGGCACAGGATCCAGGAATCCCTAAGGCGCTGCGTGATCTGATGGAAGAAAATCATGTAGATGAATGGGACATCCAGAATGTAGTGGCTGCAAGGGGTTATTATCCGGCAGATGTGAAGATCAAAGATTATGATAAGGACTTTATTGATGGATGTCTGATCGGAGCATGGCAGCAGGTTTACGGTATGATCAGGGAAATGAAAGAAAAACAGGAAGTACCATTTAATAATTAAGGAGGATATGAGATATGGCAACAGAAGGAAGAGAGTTTGGTTGGGAAGACACCATTAAGGAAGATGCGCAGGAATTTGAGCCGCTTCCGGAAGGTGATTACAATGTAACGATTGAAAAATTTGACAGAAGCAGATCATCAGGAAGTGGAAAACTTCCGGCATGCAATATGGCGGTGGTTTATTTTAATGTACATGCTCCAAACAGAGAAATAACTATTCGTGAAAACTATGTGCTGCACAGTAGTCTGGAATGGAAACTGTCAGAACTGTTCCGTGGTGTCGGTCTGAAAAAAGAAGGTGAAGAGCTCCGTATGGACTGGAGTGCACTGCCGGGTAAGACTGCACGAGCAAAGATCGGGCTGAGAGCAGGGACAAAAGATCCGACAAAGAAATACAATTACATTGAGAAGCTTTATCCGAAAGAGGCATCAAAACCGGCATTTACACCAGGGGGATTTTAAAAAATGGAGCTGAGACCATATCAGCAGGAAGCCAAGGAAGCAATCTTTGAACAGTGGGATAGCGGAGTGTTAAAAACTCTGCTGGTCCTTCCCACAGGTTGTGGTAAGACGGTAGTTTTTGCAAAAGTGACAGAAGACTGTGTTCGTCAGGGCAGCAGAGTACTGATACTTGCTCACCGTGGAGAACTATTGGATCAGGCAGCTGACAAGCTGAAAAAGACAACGGGACTTGGCTGTGCAGTAGAAAAAGCAGAGTCTTCATGCCAGGGCACATGGTTCCGTGTAGTTGTCGGTTCTGTACAGACCCTCATGAGAGAAAAACGTCTGAACAGTTTTTCATCTGACTATTTCGACACGATCATCATAGATGAAGCACATCATTGTATTTCTGACAGCTATCAGAGAGTGTTACAGCATTTTTCAGGAGCGCATGTACTTGGTGTTACGGCAACACCAGACAGAGGCGATATGAAAAATCTTGGTACATATTTTGAATCTCTTGCTTATGAATATACACTTCCGAAAGCAATCAAAGAGGGATATCTGTCACCAATAAAAGCACTGACGATTCCATTAAAGATTGATATGAGTAGTGTATCGGTACAGGCAGGTGATTTCAAAGCAAGTGATATCAGCACTGCATTGGATCCGTACCTGCAGGGAATTGCAGAAGAAATGAAGAAATACTGTCAGGATAAAAAGACGGTTGTATTTCTTCCACTGGTAAAGACCAGTCAGAAGTTCCGTGATCTGTTGAATGAAAATGGCTTTCATGCTGCAGAAGTAAACGGAGACAGTCAGGACAGAGCTGAAATTTTACGTGATTTTGATTCTGGAAAATACAATGTGCTGTGCAATTCCATGTTACTTACGGAAGGCTGGGACTGCCCGTCTGTTGATTGTATTGTAGTTCTGAGACCGACAAAGGTCAGAAGTTTGTACTGTCAGATGGTTGGACGAGGTACCAGATTGTCACCAGAAACAGGAAAAAATCACCTGTTGTTGCTGGATTTTCTCTGGCATACAGAGCGGCATGAGCTGTGCCATCCGGCAAGCTTGATTTGTGAAAATCAGGAAGTGGCGCAGAAAATGACAGAGAATCTGGAAAAAGATGCAGGAATGCCGATTGACATAGAAGAAGCTGAGAAAAAGGCATCTGAGGATGTGGTTGCACAGCGTGAAGAGTCACTGGCAAAACAGCTTTCGGAAATGAAAAGACGAAAGAAGAAACTTGTGGATCCATTACAATTCGAGATGTCGATTCAGGCAGAAGATCTGTCTAGTTATGTACCGTCTTTTGGATGGGAGATGGGACCGCCATCTGATAAACAGAAGAATACACTGGAAAAACTGGGTATTCTTCCTGATCAGATAGATAATGCAGGGAAAGCAGCTAAGATTCTTGATCGACTGGAAAAGAGAAGAAATGAAGGACTGACGACTCCAAAACAGATTCGATTTCTGGAAGGAAGAGGTTTTCAGCATGTAGGTACATGGCAGTTTGAGACAGCGAAGAACCTGATTGATCGGATTGCCGGTAATGGTTGGCGAGTCCCAAGTGATATTGTACCACAGGAATATAAAGGAGCATAAACATGGAGCAGAGGACAAGCCTTGCAGAAATAATTGAATACATCGATCCTGGTTCCCTGAGCTATCAGGACTGGGTGAATGTCGGAATGGCACTGAAGCTGGAAGGCTATCCGATCAGCGTCTGGGATCAGTGGAGCCAGAAAGATTTTAGCAGGTATCATTCTGGAGAATGCGAACGGAAATGGAGAACCTTTTCTGGAGCATCTTCACCTGTAACTGGTGGGACGATTGTTCAGATGGCAATCGAACATGGCTGGGTGCCTGAAAGAGGGCATGAACTAGACTGGAACGACAGCATCCAGATTGACAGTGACCGTGTTGTTGTGGATAAGAACTGGCTGGAAGGAAAAGAAATTCAGGAGCCTGAGAACTGGAATCCAGCTGAACAGCTGATCACATATCTGGAAACCCTGTTTGAAGCCGGGGAAAACGTAGGGTATGTAACTGGAAGCTGGGAAAAGACAGATGAAAAAGGCACTCGTTGGCTTCCACAGAAAGGTTCCTGGGACCGTACAGCCGGACAGCTCATTGAACAACTGAATAGCTGTAATGGTGATATAGGAGCAGTACTAGGAGATTACAATCCGGAAGCAGGAGCGTGGATCCGCTTCAACCCACTGGATGGAAACGGCTGTAAAAATGAGAATGTAACAGAATACAGATATGCACTGGTCGAATCAGACCATATGGATATCGAACAGCAGAATGCTATTCTGCGTGAGCTGGAACTTCCAATAGCCTGTCTGGTGTATTCCGGAAAGAAAAGTCTTCACGCTATCGTGAGAGTGGATGCAGCTGATTACAGTGAGTACAGGAAGCGTGTAGATTATTTATATGAAGTATGTCAGAAAAACGGGATTGACGTTGATACGCAGAACAGGAATCCTTCCAGATTATCCAGAATGCCCGGTGTGCAGCGTGGAGAAAAGAAACAATTCATTGTAGATACCAATCTGGGAAAAGCATCCTGGAATGAATGGTATGAGTGGATTGAGGGGGTAAATGATGATCTCCCGGAACCGGAGAAACTGGAATGTGTATGGGATAATCTCCCGGAGCTGTCCCCATGTCTGATTGAAGGAATACTCAGAAAAGGACATAAGATGCTGATTGCAGGTCCTTCCAAGGCTGGTAAGTCATTCCTGCAGATAGAGCTGTGCATTGCCATCGCAGAGGGTAAGAAATGGCTGCAGTGGTATTGTGCGCAGGGACGTGTGATGTATGTCAATCTGGAGCTGGACAGAGCGAGCTGTCTGCATCGATTCAAGGATGTTTATACATCTATGGGAATCGCGCCGGAGAACCTTCAGAACATTGATATCTGGAATTTGCGAGGCAAATCAGTACCAATGGATAAGCTTGCACCTAAGTTGATCAGAAGAGCTGCAAAGAAAGATTATGTGGCCATAATCATTGACCCGATCTATAAGGTTATTACCGGCGATGAGAACAGCGCGGATCAGATGGCTAACTTCTGCAACCAGTTTGACAAGGTATGCACAGAGCTTGGCTGTGCGGTAATTTACTGTCATCATCATTCAAAAGGAAGCCAGGGAGGCAAGAAGTCCATGGATCGTGCTTCTGGCTCCGGAGTATTTGCCCGTGATCCGGATGCGCTGCTTGACCTGATTGAACTTGAACCTACAGAAGCATTGATGAAACAGGAAGAGAATAAAGCAATCTGTGGTGCCTGCAAGAGTTTTTTAGACGCTCATTTCAAGTGGCAGGATGACCTTTCGCAGGATGATCTTCTAAGCAGTACACAGATGCTGGACTACTGCAGAGGGCACCTTGATAAGTGGCAGATGATAGCACTGGAACGTCAGATTGAGGAAGCAAAGAAGACTGTGAAGGCAAGAACAGCATGGAGAATAGAAGGAACACTGCGAGAATTTCCGAAGTTTGATCCAGTAAATCTGTGGTTTGATTATCCGGTACATCGTATCGATCAGGTTGGAAGTCTTAAGGATCTGCAGTTGGAAGCGGAGAAACCGATGTGGGAAAAAGCAGCACAGAAAAGGAAAGAAAATGCTCAGAAAACTCGTGAGCGCAAGCTGAATGAATTTGAGATTGCATTTCAGAATATTGAGTTTGATGGCAGAGAAATATCTGCTACGGAATTGGCAGATGCATTAGATACTAGTTCTAAAGAATTGCTTTCTTGGCTTGGAATTGGCAAGAGGAGAAAGAAAGAATTAACAGATAAATTTGAAAAATATCAGGGTGAAGATGGAAAGATATATATAAAAAGAAAGGGTGCGCAAGACTGAACATAACCTAGATTGTGAGCAGTGCGCACAACCATATTTTTTATGGTCATGTTCACGGGTGCGCATAACCGTAATTTTATGGTCATGAGCAGTGCGCAAAAAGAGGGGTGCGCAATATATACTACGTATATAGGTTGTGCTCCCCCCACCTAGCGGGGTAGGTAGTCGTGCGATAAGCTCACGCACGACGACCACCCACCCGCACTCAGGTGGGCACCATACCTTGAGCAGTGAAAGAAGGAGTTGAAAAAATGAGCACTGAATTTTTTTTGGCTATGAATCCTCCGACAGTAACACACCAGAAACATAAAGTTGCTGTCGTGAATGGCAAGCCAGTATTTTACGATCCACCGGAATTAAAAGCAGCCAGGCAGAAACTGATGGCATATCTTGGCAGGGAAGTTCCGGAAGAACCATATCGAAAAGGTGTTCGATTGGTAACGAAGTGGTGTTTCCCTGATGATGGCAAACATGGCAATGGTGCATACCGGATCACAAAACCAGACACGGACAATTTGCAGAAGCTGTTAAAGGACTGCATGACCAGAGTTGGCTTCTGGGAAGATGATGCTCTTGTGGCATCAGAAATTGTAGAAAAGTTCTGGTCGCAGGTTCCCGGGATTTATATCAGGATCGAAGAATTATGACAGGACAGGAATTGACAAAGCTCTGGGAGTTGTACCCAGAGGCAAGAAACTTATATGAACAATATAACGGTATTCTGGTTGAAGATGATCCAGCCTGGAAAGAACTCACAGGCACAGCGGAAGCGTTGATCCGAAAGAGTAACACAGAATTATGCACAACAGTGATTCTGGAGACTGTACGTCAGCTGGAATATCTTGCAAAGAGGAGAAAAGCCGGATGAACAAGATGCGTGAATATGAGCGAGGCCGTGAAGATGGTCTTGATCTTGCCCTCAGGATAGTACGTCAGGGGGGAATTGAAGCTCTGGAGAAAGAAGTCAGGTTTCGGAACATTACCGGAGTACATACATCACTGGCAGTAAAGGATTTGGACAAAGCATCTGAACAGATCAAGGCAATGACCTTGGATACCTTTACAATACTAAGTATTGCAGTGCTGCATGATTATTTCGGATTCGGTCAGATTCGATGCCAAAGATACATGGATGGCATGGACAAGGGAGCTGAGTATCTGACAAATGATCTGGCAACATGGCCGGATTATATCGAGAGCATAAAGGAACAGCTTGGTATGAAGTTGGAAATCAGATGGAATAACTGAGGAGGGATAGCTTATGGATAAGACCTGTGCAACATGTATTGAGAATGACGATGGTCTCTGTGACCGCAAAGGAATCCTGGTCCATGATGATGATACCTGCAGTCTGCATAAAGAATCATGGAAAGATGCAATGTTAAGTCAGTTCAACAGAAGAACAATGAGGTATTGAGTCCTTCATTCGTAATGAAGGGGTCGTGAAAATAGACAGAAAGGAGCCAGCCTCCGGCCGGGGCAAGGGTATACCGGGCTTCTTGAAAAGATGGAAAAAGATTTATCCACAGAAGAGTGGAAGCAACAGAAAAAAGAACAGAGAGCTATATTTACGGCACGTCAAAGGCTGCCTTATGAGCTAAAGCTGAAGCGACAGGCACGAAGAGCCTGGCAGTTTTATGAGGAACTTTTAAGCAGAGATATGAATTGTCATGTCAGTGTTGGAGGCTTAGACAGTATCACGCTTTATATTTGGTTGCTGAGCATTGGAATCGAAGTACCGGCCATATCGGTAACACATGTAGAAGATGTCAGCATTCAGAGAGTACATAAGGCACTGGGAATCGAGATTGTCAGATCATACAAATCTAAAGTTCAGGTATTGAATGAGATGGGATTCCCAGTAATAAGCAAGAAGATAGCCGGCAGAATCAACCTGTTACAGAATCCAACACCAGATAACAAAACAGTACGACATGCAATTATTACTGGTGAATGTGGAGCACAGGGGCACTTTGCCAAGAACAGCAGAATGCAGTTACCGAAGAAATGGCTCAATAAGTTTGGCGGCTATGAAAATGAGAACGAAGGTACGCATTATGGAAAACCGGATCCAGAAATCAAGGTATCAAAGGAATGTTGTTACTGGTTAAAGGAAAAACCATGCGATGACTGGGCGAAACAGCATAACAGTGCACCATATCTTGGAATGATGGCCAGTGAAGGCGGCCAGAGAGAGAAAGCACTAATCGAGCATGGCTGCAACTATTATGGCAAGACAGTAATCAGATCTGCACCATTTGCAATCTTTTTGAGGCAGGATATATTGTTGCTTGCTTTGGAGATGGACAAATGGTATCACGATCATTTAGATTATTTCGAAAAGAAATTCCATGAACAGCCTTATGGGAGAAATAAGGACGGAAGTCCTAAGAAATATGTCCCGGTAGATTCTATTGTTCCGGCAATATATGGCATGATCGAAGAAAACGACATTGGAGTGTTGAGAACGACAGGTGCTCAGAGAACCGGTTGTGAAATGTGTGGTTTCGGAATTCATTTGGAACAGCGTCCACATAGATTTGACCGGTTACGGGAAAGAAATCCGAAAGCCTGGGAGTTTTGGATGTACCGTTGTTGTACAGATCCGGAGACTGGCGAGAAATACGGATGGGGAAGAGTACTAGATTACATTGGAGTTGAGTGGGAAGATATTCCACCTGTACAGATGACAATATTTGATTATCCGGAGGTACTGCCATGAAAAAGAATACACCAGAACAACAGTTGAAATTACTATGCAGCCTGATAATCCGTGAACGTGCTACGTGGACATTCATCAATGAAAATGGTTGTAATGATCCATTTTGGCCGGATGGCTGTAATCTGAATCTGACCAGGAATCATATTATTTCGTACAAAAGAGCTATCGCAGAGTTATGTGAGAAAACTGGAATGACACTTCCAGAAGAATATTTCCTGAAAGTTCCGCCGGAAGTTGATGATAATTATATGGCGAATCTGAAACAGAAAGAGCGTGTTGAGCGACTGAGAGAGCAGGGAAATAAATTAAGTCAGAAGAAACAGAAGTTTGCAGACGATGGACAATTGGAATTTTGTTAAGGAGATGAAGAACAATGGCAAGGACACCTGAACAGATACCAGTATATTTGATGTCACTGGAATGTTGCTATACATGCGAACATTATTCACATGACTATGCAACATGTAAGAATCCAACATCTCCTAGATACGGAAAAATAACATGTGTTGATGATGGTTGTAAATACAGGGAAGGGATAGGGGGAGATGAAGAATGGATAAACTAACACTGAAAGAATTAAGGCAAATGTCAGGACAACCAGTATGGTGCAAGGATTTAGAAGTGTATGGAATCATCAAATGTGAATCTAAAGGTAGGTGGAGTGGAAAACCGTTTCTTGTAGGAGTTTTTTACAGTTCAGAATATGGAGTAGCCCACAATTTTGAATATGATATTCAGAGAAGAAAGCTGACGTGTTATAGAGTGATTAATGAAAAGCAGATATCGAAGAAGCCTAAAAATATGAAGTCTATTCCAGATTTTTCAGGTAGATATTATACAACAAAAGGGGATTGTCCTATTTGTGGAGCAGAAGGGTTGTATAGATCAAGCCTGTATTGCAATAAATGTGGACAAAAACTTGACTGGGGAGAGGAGTGATAAAATGGCATATAAAAATCACGAAGGTTATCCGGATCCGACTTCCGGACAGGCAATGCAGAACACCCACTGGGAAGAATTACAGCAGCTGCGTGAGAAGGAACATGGCCTGAAACGCGGCCAGAAGCTTGTACTCACTGAAATGTACAGAGAAGAACATAAGCCGGCCAGAAAGATTCAGAGAACCTATATCGTTCTTGAGCTGTACAAGTATTGTGTATTGTTGAAAGACGATAAGGGTTATCGTACAGCACCGTCTTACATACAGCTGCAAATGATGATGAGGGGTGTAGTGTAATGGAAATTAAGGTCACAAAAGATCTGCTGGACCGGTACCGGAAGTTAAAACAGGAAATACCAGTACTGGAGCTGGAACTCCTGATGATGAAGAATACAGAGGCAGGACTGGGGAATGATACGATCTTCGATTACCAGACCGGCTATCCCAGACCACAGAGCGTTGTTGGGTTTGATCAGAAGAAGTATGACCGGCGGGAGAAGGTATTGGAACGCAAAAAAGAAAAGGTCAAGGCCATGGATCAGTGGATTGACGACATCAAGGACGGACAGACCAGATGTGTGTTCCGGATGTTCTATAAGCAGGGGATGACCTGGAAAGCGATTGCGAAGCAGATCGGTATGCCACACAATGAGGATTATCCGAGGGTATGCATCAGGGATGCTTATTTGAAAAAAATGAAGATTACATGACAATTTTTCGGATATTTCGGTAATTTCGTTGTATGATGAGAATGTAGCCAAAGGCTTAGAGGCCGGCGGCTCTTTCCCCGCTTCTCCGAAAAGAGAAGTTACAAGTACCCTTTTATCCCTAAGGGAAAAGGTTATTGCTTATCCTGATGACTAGAGGCTGGTCCGAAAAGCATACCGGAACATAGCTCAGCAGCGGTAGAGCAGAGGCATTTCAGCACTTGTGTCGGTGGTTCGAGTCCATCTGTTCTGATCACGTGAGGGAAGCGCGTGAATGTGGGTTTTTCATAATAATATCTCCTTAAAGGGGCGGAGCTGGCAGCAGTTCCGCTTTTTGAAATATTAAGGTGTCAAATTCGGACACCTTTTTCTAATGCCAATTTTCGTACAGCGTGCACAGCACCAGCGCATACATACTTTAGGCATGGATTCACTGTATGTAAGCGTTAGCACCTCCTTTCGTCACGGTAGCAATCGGCTGTCGTGTATGGTGCTGGCAGGACTGTATTTTGAATAAAAGAAAGAAGGTGAGCCTGAGTGACAAAAAAACAGAAGATTTTTGCAGATGAATACCTGATAGACCTGAATGCCACAAGGGCTTACAAGGTAGCATATCCGGCCGTAAAGAGGGATGAAACAGCAGCTCAGGCTGGCAGCAGGATGTTGAGAAATGTCAAGGTTGCGGATTATATACAAAAACGGATGCAGGACCGTCAGAAACGCACAGAAATAACGCAGGACAGGGTTCTGGAAGAACTGGCGGCTATTGCTTTTGCAAGAGCTACTGATTTCGCAGAAGTAAAAGACGGATTCGTTATCATAAAAGATACAGCGGGGTTATCAGAACAGCAGATCAAAGCTATTGCCGGAATAAAAGAAGGCAAGTTTGGCATTGAACTGAAACTGAATGACAAGGAAAAAGCATTGGAGCTCCTCGGCAGACATCTCGGAATGTTCAAAGACAGGATGGAAGTATCCGGCCTGGAAGAAGAGAAAAAGAAACTGGGAGATATCCTGGAACAGTTGCGTGGTGGTGGATAGTGAAAAATAAAACTTGACTTTTGCCAGACATAATATATAATAGAATTATGCCAGACAAAAAAAGAGGTGAAACAATGAGTCCACGAACCGGCAGACCAACAGATAATCCTCGACCAAATAAAATTAGTATTCGGATTAGTGATTCGGATAAAGAAATTTTGGAAAAATATTGCGAAAGAGAAAAAGTGAATAAGACAGAAGCAATTAGTAGAGGAATAAAAATGTTGGATAAAAAGTAAAACAGTCGTAGCACCGACCAAAGCACACACGACTGTTTGTCCAGAAGTTTCCTTCTGTAAATATTATAATGCAGATGGGAATTTCTTTCAAGAACCAAAATTTGAAAGGAGTTTTTATTATGCCAATAAAAAATGTTGTACAGAAAGCAAATTTGATGATCGGACAAATTAATCCCCACTACGATATGACTGTTAATAATGTAAAGGAAATCCATGAAGTGTATGGTGGCAGTTTTGATACAATCTGCTGTTCTTTTAGATTTGGATATCTTCAAGGAATGAAAGCTGCTAAAGCAGAGATGAAGCGGGGGGCAGAATTAAATGGATGATCATGAGATTTGGAAGAGCATTTCAGGTTTCGAACGATATGCTGTTAGTAATTTAGGAAGAATAAAGAATAATGATTCTGAAAAAATCTTAAGTACAAGAAAAAGTACAAACGGTTATTTGCGTGTGAACCTACGGAAAGGTCATGTTAAATATGAAAAACCTACGGTAATTCATGTACATAGACTGGTTGCAGAAGCATTTCTTCCGCCAATTGAAGGAAAAAAATGTGTTAATCACATTGATGGCAACAAAATCAATAATTGCGTGGATAATTTAGAATGGGTAACAAATAGAGAAAATACAATGCATGCAATCAAGACGGGTTTAATGACTCCGGATTATTCAGAAATGAATAAAAAATCTCGGGTTAAAAGCAATGCGGCTCATAATACAAGACGATATCGCCAGAAAATGCAAATGATTAATCAAATGCTGGGACAGACACGACCTGTATTACAAATCAGCATAGATACTGGTGAAGTTTTACAGGAACATGTTAATTGCAATGAGGCCGCCAGATTTTTGTTTGGAGAAGGGACAACAAAGGACAGATTGATAAGTAGGTGCGCTAGAGGTAAATGTAAAAGTGCATATGGTTTTTTGTGGAGATACAAAGAGGGCGAATAATCGCTCTCTTTTGTTATATCAAGAGGGGGTGATTAAGCTCCATGAGTTCTGAAAGATTAATATTATCTGATAAATACAAAGCATTTCTGAGATGCGATACACCGGTAGAATTCCTGGAGGGTTAGCACGACTGCAGCGGGCAAGACAACCGTTGGTCTGTTTAAGTTTATGTGCAAGGTTGCGGAATCACCGAAGAAACTGCATATCCTGGCAGCAGATGACACCGGAGCCGCAGAGAAGAACATCATCAACAAAGACCTTGGCATTCTGGATGATTTCGGAATATTGACTGAGTATAAAGGCAATGGATCCGGGGAATACAAGATGCCACATATCCTGTTCCATACATCCGGCGGGGATAAAATTATCTTTGTCGTTGGATATGGTAACAAGAGCAAGTGGAAGGATGCCCTTGGCGGTCAGTATGGATGCCTGTATATTGATGAAATCAACACTGCAAATATAGAATTTGTCCGTGAGGCATCCATGCGCTGTGATTATCTGATGGCAACGCTTAATCCGGATGATCCGAGTCTTGATGTATACAAAGAGTATATCAACTGCGCCAGGCCACTTCCGGAGTGGGCGGACAACACTCCGCAGGAAATTAAAGAGGAATTGAAAGAAGAACCAAAACCCGGCTGGGTCCATTGGTTCTTTTCTTTTGACGATAATGCCGGTCTTCCGGAAGAAAAGAAACAGAGAATCATACAGAATACCCCGAAGGGAACAAAAATCTGGAAAAACAAGATTGAGGGGCTGAGAGGCAAGGCAACCGGGCTGGTGTTCCCGAATTTCAGTAGAAAGAAACATGTTGTATCTGAGAAATGGTTAAGGTCCCAGATAACAGCAGGAAAGATTAAATTCAAGAAGTTCACCTGTGGACTGGACACTTCCTATTCTTCAAAATCCCCGGATACAATCGCAATGATGTTTCAGGGAATCACAGAAGACAGGAAGTTGATTACGCTTGCTGAAAAAGTATATAGCAACAAAGAACTGGATCAGCCACTTGCTCCGTCAGATACAGCGGTAAAATTTGTTGAATTTCTGGAAAGATGCCGCAAAGACTGGGGATTTGCAAAAGATACATTTGTTGACTGCGCAGATGCGGCAACAATTACAGAACTGCGGAAATATAAGCGTCTGCGTGGATGCTTATACAATTTCGTAGAATCTTACAAGAAAGTAGAAATACTGGACAGAATCAAGCTCCAGTTAGGTTGGATCCAGCAGGGATGCTATTTGGTATTGGACGCATGTACCAATCATATTACGGAAATGGAAAAGTATTCATGGAACGAAGACAAAGACATTCCAGAAGATAAAAATGATCATACGATCAACTCGCAGCAGTATGGATGGATCCCGTTCCGCAATATGATCGGATTTGAGGTGGAGGAACAGAAAAGGTGAAATGGATGGAAAAATTAAATGAAAACATAAAAAAGACGGTCAGGAGCTGGTTGAATGTTCTTCCGGCAAATCCCTTTAATTTTCAGATTAATGAAATGATGGATTTTGAAGGACATGCGATCTTAAACCGTATCTGGTACAGAGGTGACGGCAACGAGCTTGAACAGATCTATCGACAGAATGCAGAATTTGCAGACAGGCATAAGTTCTGGGCAAGCAAGTCAACACCTGGTATGGATATACGTAAGATCCACACAGGACTTCCGGGACTGACAGTTAAAGTTCTTTCTTTCGTAGTTCTTCCAGACATGAATGATTTTGAATTTGAAAATCCGTCGCAGGAAGAATTATGGAAAAAGATTGAAAAAGATAATAAATTTCATAAAAAGATAGAAAGTGCCCTCAAAGAAACACTGTTTATTGGGGATGGTGCTTTTAAAGTTACCGTCGATACAACTATCAGTGAGTATCCGATATTGGAATGGTATCCCGGTGACAGAGTAGAATTTATTTACCAGAGAGACCGAATTAGAGAAATTGTGTTTAAGACCCCATATGAAGAAAAGGGTAAGACATATGTACTGAATGAACGGTATGGCTATGGTTACATCATTAACGAACTGTATCTGGGAGATAAGCTGGTAGATATTAAGACAATTAAATCTACAGAAAATCTGGTAGATATAACGTTTGATGATTCTGTAATGTTTGCTGTACCATTGATGATTTACGAATCCTCCAGATACGAAGGCAGAGGCGGCAGCATCTTTGATGGAAAGCTGGACAGCTATGATTCGCTGGATGAAACATGGTCACAGTGGATGGATGCTTTAAGAGCAGGACGTGCAAAGACATATATTCCGGAATGTTTGATTCCGCATGATCCGGCAACTGGAGCACTGGTCAAACCTAATCCGTTTGATAACAGGTATTTTGCATCTGACGGCGACATGAGGGAAGGGCAGAAGAATCAGGTTATTACAGATCAGCCGGTAATTCCGCATGACAGCTATATGGCATCGTATATAACAGCTCTTGACCTGTGTCTGCAGGGAGTTATCAGTCCTTCTACCCTGGGGATTGATACAAAGAAACTGGATAATGCGGATGCACAGAGAGAAAAAGAGAAAACCACACTGTACACCAGAAATGCAATTGTAAAAGCCTTGCAGGAAACATTACCGGATGTTGTTGCGATGTGTATTAATGCGGACAATATTTTTCTGCATAAAAAAGGTGCAGAAGAAGTGAAAGTCAATGTTTCGTTTGGAGAATATGCAAACCCATCTTTCGAAAGTCAGGTTGAAACGATCGCAAAAGCAAAACAGGGCGGAATCATGAGTATTGAACGATGTGTGGAAGAACTTTATGGTGATACTCTCGATGAGCATTGCAAAGAGGAAGAAATCACTCGTTTAAAAGCAGAACAGGGAATACAGGATATGGAAGAACCGGCGGTGAACATGACAGCCGGTGATTTTTATGCAGATCTGGAAGGCGGTGAAGGTGATGAGGGTAAAAGTAGGACCACGAATGTACAGAATGAGCCGCAAGGAGTACCAGGGACTACTCCAAGTAGCAAAGGAGCAGGTGCCGATGGGAATCTACGCGGTGGAAAAAGCTGACTATGCAGAACTCCGACGGGATAAATGTGAAAGTATCACAAAACTAAAAGAGCTGACACGGCAGTTCAAAGCACAGGGCTTCAAGGTGTGGTCAAATGGCAAAGATAAATGATGAGTACGATATTGGTGCTGCTTTCGAAGCAATCGAAAATGAACTGATCTCATCTATGATCCGGAACTTCGAAAACCATAAGCAGGAAGAACTTGATGAAAAAAAACACTGGTCCATGTGGCAGACGGAGATGTTAAAATCCCTGGAAAAGTACAAGCATGACAACCAGAAGAAATATGGAAAGCAGTTCAAGGACATTAACAAACAGATCGAGGTACTGATCAGACTTGCAAGAAGCGAAGGTGGTATGAATCAGGAGAAACGGATACTGGAAGAAATCAAGAAAGGATTTCCTGCAAAACGTATTGCAAAAGGCGGCACTGCAGAGTTTTTTAAAGTCAATGACAGAAAGTTGGATGCGCTGATTCAGGCAACCACATCGGACATACAGAAAGCAGAGGCAGCAGTTTTACGCATGGCAAATGATCAGTACCGAAAGATCATATATAACGCGCAGGTATACGCTAATACCGGAGCTGGTACATATGAGAAAGCGGTAGACATGGCCACAAAGGATTTTCTTTCTGCAGGTTTGAATTGCATCCAGTATACCAATGGAGCAAGACACACAATTGCTGACTACGCAGATATGGCAATCCGGACAGCGAGCAAGAGAGCTTACCTGCAGGGGGAAGGCGAAATGCGTCAGCAGTGGGGAATGCATCTTGTGATTATGAATAAGCGAGGTTCTCCATGTCCGAAATGTCTGCCCTTCGTTGGTAAGATTCTGATAGATGATATGTGGAGCGGTGGCAGCAGTAAAGATGGGAAATATCCGCTTATGTCTTCGGCAATAGCAGCAGGTCTCTATCATCCCCGGTGCAAAGATTCTCATACTACATATTTCCCGGGTATCACGAAAGTAGATCCGAAATACAACAAACAGGAAATCTCTGATCTGGAAGAACAGGCACGGCAGGAAGCCAGACAGCAATATGCCGAGCGTCAGGAAAAGAGATTTGGAAGACTTACAGATTTCTCACTGGATCCGGAGAACCGGCAGAGGTACGAACAGAAACAAAAAGAGTGGAAACATGTTCGAATGAGAACCGGTGATATGGATACTCAGGAATATGTAGAAGTTAAAAAGGCAAAGGCTTTTTTAGGAGAACCAATAGATATAACATCTTTATGGACGGACAAGGATTCTGGACATGGAAAAGTAAAAGACATATTGAAAGTTCATATAAATAATGAGTTTTTTGAAGTAAACGGAAAAACAGTATTGCTGGATTATTCTGCGCATGAGAAAGAAATTGCTGAAATAATAGCTGAAAAATGTGGAAAAAATGTTGAAATGGTGCCACGAGTGACATACCCACAGGGAATACAAACACCGGATTATCTGATTGATGGATCAAAATATGATTTGAAAACACCGATTGGAAATGGAAAGAATACATTGTATGGGATGATGAAATCCAAGAAACGGCAAGCAAATAATTTTGTTATATGTGCAGATAAAACAGAATTAAGCACGGAAGAACTGAAACGTCAGATAAAAGCTATATACACATCTAGAAATACAACATTTGTTGATACGATTGTATTAATTCGAAATAAACAAATAGTAAAAGTGTATAGAAGAAATAAATAGGAGCTGTTTTCGCTCCCGGCAACCTTGAAGTATCAAGGGCAAAAGGGGGAACAAAACAACTCCTATAAGATATCTTATACATATTTTACGATAATATGCGTGAAAATGCAAGCTAAGTTTCGTTAATTTTCACCAGTCAGAAATGGCTGGTGGTATTTTTATACCCATTTTTATGAAAGAGAGGACAGAAAAAGATGAAAAAATTATTTATCAGCCAGCCTATGAGGGGCAAAACAGATGAGGAAATCCTTGCAGTGAGAGAAAAAGCAATCAAAAGCGCAGAAGAAATGATTGGTGAACCTGTGGAAGTGATTGATTCGTTCTTTCAGTCAGCACCTGCAGATGCAAGACCACTGTGGTTTCTTGGAAAATCACTGGAATTACTGTCTACAGCAGATGTGGCATATTTTGCAGAAGGCTGGAATGAGTTCAGAGGCTGTAAGATTGAACATACCTGTGCTGTAGAATACAACATTGATCGAATTGAAGAGTAATTTGCACCAGCGCAATGGAGGGAGGTGAGAACGGTGAGGATAAGAGTAATCCACGATTTCAAAGATATGCAGAATGATCTGAAACTCAGATCTGTCGGTGAAACTATGACGGTATCAAAAGAGAGAGCTGAGTATCTGGCACACATGAAAGTAGCAGAGATTATCGATTCGAAAGGCGGTGATCCGGAATCTCCCATTGAGGCGCAGGGTTAAGCGTCTTATTTTTATGTCCAAACACGATATGACGTGAAAAGGTGCGTGGCCGGTGACACCGATGACAATGGATGAAACAAGAGTGACACTCTCAAAATGGAAAGGAGTCCAGAAATGGCAGAGAATAACACAGGAACACAGAACAATGCAAATCCACAGGGTGAACCTCAGAATGGGGCACAGAACAGCCAGCAGCAGACACCACCAGCAATTGACTATGGAAAGATTCAGCAGATGCTGGACGGAACTCTTGCGGCAAAAGAAGATACTGCCTTAAAAGCGTATTTTAGGCAGCAGGGACTCTCGCAGCAGGAAGTTGAACAGGCAATATCTGCATTTAAAGAGCAGAAAGCAGCAAATCAGCCAGATGTGACTGGCATGCAGAACCAGATCACAGAGACGCAGGCACAGCTCGCGACAGCACAGAAAGCGGCTCAGGCGGCACATGTAGAAAGTGCAGCTACAATGATGGCTGTTTCACTGGGCATCGATGCAAAAACAATTCCATATGTCCTTAAAATGGCTGATTTCAGTCAGGTAATTGGACAGGATGGGAAAATCAATGAAGAAACATTGAAAACAGCGGTAAATAAAGTACTGGAAGACATTCCGGCACTGAAACCACAGGCTGACGGAAAGACCGGCTTTACACAGATTGGGACTGGTGGCAATCCGGCACAGCATCCGCAGCAGACAACAACAAATCAGCCGACAGTACCGACAAAACGCTGGAATCGTTGGAATTAAATGTGTCCGATTCGGACACCTCAGAAAAAAGAAAGAAGGTATAAGATATGGCATTAAATTATGCAGAACAGTGGAGCCCGGAACTCCTTGAGATCCTGATGCAGGGAACCCTGACATCTCCGTTTGTGACCAGCAATGTAAGATGGCTGGATGCGAAAACATTCCATTTCACTCAGATGAGCACATCCGGTTACAAAAATCATAACCGTAAAGGTGGATGGAATACCGGAACTTATGATCAGAAAGATGTACCATTCACACTGGAACATGACCGCGATGTTGAATTTATGGTAGACAAAGCAGATGTTGATGAAACAAATGCAACAGCATCTATCCAGAATATTTCACGTGTATTCGAACAGACGTGGGTTGTACCGGAAACAGATGCATTATTCTTCTCGAAGGTAGCTCAGGCAGCACAGAAAGAAGAAGGCTACCATGGATCCACAGCTACATCCGCGTATACTAAAGCAAAAGTTTTTAGTATGTTAAAAGATATCCTTGCAAAAGGAAAACTTAGAAGATACAAAGCAAACGGTTCCCTGATTATGTATGTTTGCAGTGAGATCATGGATGCCCTGGAGCAGTCCACAGAGTTTACACGTAAGATTGAGATAACTCAGATCGCAGAGGGCGGTATGGGAATCGAAACCAGAGTAACAGACATTGACGGAGTTCCGATCATGGAAGTAATCGATGATGAACGTTTTTATGATGCATTTGACTGGGAACCGGAAGGCGGCGGTTTTGCACCACTGAAAAAAGTTGCTGCAGATCAGGAACATAGTGTTGAAGCGGTGACAGGCGCACACAAAATTAATGTGCTGGTAGCGTGCGGACAGACCTGCAAGACAGTTCCGAAGATCAACAGCATCTATTACTTTGAACCGGGAGCACATACAAAAGGTGATGGTTATCTGTATCAGAACAGATCTTTCTCTGATGTATTTGTATTTCCGAATGGTCGTGATGGCAAGATTGACAGCATCTATGTAGATGTGGATACTACAGAAGTTGGTGCCTGACAAGAGGTGAGAATATGACTTACAAACCATACGCATCCGAAGATTATTACGTGGACCAGTATGAAGGCAGTAGCATCCCTGAAGATGGACTGGAGAAAGCCCTGAAACAGGCATCCAGACACGTTGATTCCCTGACTTACAACCGCATTGTAGGTCGGGGATTTTCTAATCTTACGGCTTATCAGCGGGAGATCATTAGGGAAGTCGTGTGCATGCAGGCGGATTTCGAGTATGAAAATGCGGATGAGATAAACAGCGTGTTATCTTCGTACAGCATCAATGGAGTGTCTGCACAGTTCGGCAGCAGCTGGAATGTGTTCACCGGCAAAGGTGTGGCAATGAAACGTGATGTGTATGCATTGTTACAGCAGACTGGATTATGCTGCATGTTAGCGAGGTGATCGTATGAGATACCCATGTTTGGTGCCGAAAAGACTTTGCAAGACAGATATTGCCTGTATGTTTGAACAGGAAGGACTGAACGAATACGGAGAACCTCTTAAGACGATAGAGTTTTCTGGCAAGTGTAATTATCAGGACAAAGCAAGAACAGTTCTGACAGCAGAGAAAAAGCTGGTACAGATTACCGGCACAGCGCTGTTCCCGGGTGACATCTGCCCGGAACTGCCGGTGATCTCCGGAGGCTCTGCCGTGATCTTCGGGGTGAAAAGACGAATCGAACAGGGGACAAAGGCAAGAAATCCTGATGGTTCTGTGAATTATACGGAGGTGATGCTGGTATGAGTAATCTGATCAGTGTGAACTCGGTAATAAAACTGAATCTTCCGATGATCCGGAAACTGACCGAGGCACAGACAACTGCTCTGGAACAGACTGCGGAAGCACTACATACGGAAGTTGTGCAGGCACAGGTATTTCCGCGAGATACAGGAAATCTCCAGAATGAAAGTACATTTCTGGACCGTTCTGAAAGTGAGAATGGAAAAGTTTCTATCGTGTCCAGTACACCGTATGCCCGCCGTCTGTATTTCCATCCGGAATATCACTTCCAGACAGGAGAGAATCCGAATGCACGTGGCAAATGGTATACAGACTGGCTTCCGGGAGGTAAAGAGGCTGATTTTGCGGCAAAAGCATTCAAAGAGATCTACAGGAGGCTGACGGGAATATGATGATGTTGGAAGATGTAAGAGACTACATTGCGTCTCTTGATGTGGCAGAACATGTGTATATGGGAAAACTCCCGGATAAGGAAGATAAGTCCGTCGGAGTATACAACAGCAAACACCAGAACACATACCACACAGCTCTCGGAGGTCCTTCTCTGGAAGGCTACGGCGAGAAATACGTGACTTTGCTCGTTCACTGGAACAAATCCCCACGAGACACCGAGAAAGCCACTGTGGAGCTGTTCGAGAAGCTGAAAGAGGTACGTGATGCGGAAGTAAATGGTGAGACAATTAAGTTTTTTCAGCCGCTTTATGATATTCAGGATGTCGGAACAGATGATACCGGTATCTATGAAATGGTCATAGAAGGGGCTTTTATTTTTGAGAAGAAAGAAGGTAAAGAGACATGAAAATGAATCTTCAGAAGTTTGCAGGGAAGACCAATGTATTCCCGGTTTCTGACAACCAGTTCAAGCTTGGCGCAAGCAAGGAAGCAGCTACAATGCCTGCGGATTTGGAAACTTTTTCTCCGTCGTTTTCTAATGGAGTAGAGACATGGACTCCTATGGATGCTGAAGGATGGCAGAGAGCATTGATGACTGCAAAGGCAGTAACGATTACACTCAGTGGCAAAAGGAATATCGGAGATACCGGAAATGATTTTGTAGCCGGAAAAACATTTACAAACGGCCACGATTCAGAAGCTTATTTTGAATGGATCATGCCTGACGGAACAAGTATTTCCTGGCCAAATGCCGTGATCGATGTCAAAAACAATTCCGGCGGTGATGCTACAAACGTTGGTGCGCTGGAATTTGATGTGATCAGTAATGGAAAACCGACGGTAACACCGGCACTGTAAAAGGAGATAAAATGGCAAAAGTAGTAAATATCACAGAAAAGCTGGAATTTGAATCCAATCCGATTATGGAAATTGGAACACTTGAAGTTGAGGTAAAAGCAGATGCTGAAACAATGCTGAGACTGATGGGAGTTTTTGCAGAAAACAGTGAGCTTGAGGCAGTTGGTAAGGCGATGAACCTTATTTTTGATCCGGAAGACGTAAAGGCCATCTGCAATCTGAAAAGAAATGGAAGAAAACTGTCTGCCGGATCTTTGATGACCATTATCCAGGAAGCGATGAAACTTGTACTGGGAGAAGAAGAACAGGGAGAGCAGTGACCCGTACTATGATCTGATAGAAGACTTTGACCTGGTCGTGTCTTCTTTTCAGTCACAGTACGGGATTCGTTTGTCCAGGGAGCTGCCGGCCGGAATGAAATGGGAAGAGTTCCGAGATCTTCTTGTAGGAATCGGGCCAGATACAGCTCTTGGAAGGATTGTTTCTATTCGTGCAGAGGACCGGAAAGAAATTTTGGAGAATTTTACACCAGAACAGCACCGGGTCCGAAATGCATGGCAGTCGAGGCATGCAGAATTTGTGAAAGCACATACATCGAAAGCGCAGGTGGATGCACAGATGCAGGCAATGAAGATGGCATTTATGCGCATGGCAGGCCTTGGAGGTGATTAAAAATTGAAAGATTAAAGGTGAGATGCCCTTTCTGTGGACACGAACAGAAAGTACAGTATGCCCCGGATGCAAAATGCCGGGGCGTCTTTTTTAAGTGTCAGGCAAGACATTGTAAGAAAGAATTTGAAATAAAAATAAACCAGGACAAGTAGTGCCGCTGTGCCGATGTCCTCGTGACAGAGGCAGGTGGTATATATGTCAGCAACAAGCGTTGGACAGATCGGCCTTGATCTGGTTGTAAATAAAAATCAGTTCGAAAGTCAGATGGCCGGGATAACCGGCATGGCGAAAAAAGCAGGAGCAGCACTTGCGGCAGCTTTTGGAGTAAAAAAGCTGATTGATTTCGGAAAACAGTGTCTGGAACTGGGCTCTGATCTTGCAGAAGTTCAGAACGTTGTAGATGTTACCTTTCCGAAGATGACCGCACAGGTCGATAAATTTGCCAGAAGTGCAGCGCAGAGCTTTGGTCTGTCAGAGACCATGGCGAAACAGTACACCGGTACATTCGGTGCCATGGCAAAAGCTTTCGGGTTTACCGAAAAGCAGGCTTACGATATGGGTTCAACCCTGACCGGACTGGCAGGTGATGTGGCGTCGTTTTACAACATTTCGCAGGACGAGGCATACACAAAGCTGAAATCGGTATTTACCGGTGAAACGGAAAGTTTAAAAGATCTCGGTGTCGTAATGACACAGACAGCTCTTGATTCCTACGCTATGGCGAATGGATTCGGGAAAACAACTTCGGCAATGTCCGAAGCGGAAAAGGTAGCCCTACGTTACCAGTTCGTACAGGACAAGCTGTCAGCCGCACAGGGCGACTTCGCACGCACTTCCGGAAGCTGGGCGAACCAGTGCAGGATACTGAGTCTGCAGATGCAGTCTCTTATGGCAACGATCGGACAGGGACTGATCAACTTATTTACTCCGATCATTCGGGTAATCAATACGGTGATCGGAAAGCTTGCTACACTGGCAAATGCATTTAAGTCCTTTACGGAACTGATTACAGGGAACAAATCCAGTGGTTCTGACAGCAGCGGTGTAGCGGCAGTTGCAGGAGCAGCAGATGATGCCGGAACCGGTCTGGAGAATGCGTCTGATTCTGCATCCAATCTGGCAAGCAACACGGATAAGGTTGGACAGGCAGCACAGAACGCAGCGAAAAAGATGAAAGCCCTCATGGGCTTTGACAAGATCAATAAGCTGGATTCACAGTCAGATTCAAGTTCTGGCAGTTCTTCTACTCCATCAACCGGAACAGGAGGCACCGGAGCACTTGGAAGCGCGGTTGATTTTGGAAACCTTGCTAAGGGTGATACGGTTCTTGATAAGACAGATAAAAAAATGTCTGCACTGATAAAACGGTGTCAGGAACTTGCGAAACTGTTCAAAAAAGGATTCGAGATCGGATTTGGAAATTCACAGAAGAAAATTGACTCCATAAATGAATCCGTAAAAAGCATCGGCAAGAACTTAAAAGAGGTCTTTACTGACACTGCAGTTGTAAATGCAGCGAACCGATGTGTGAATAATATTGCTCTTGCGTTTGGAAAAATCACAGGATCCACAGCACGGATAGGGCTTACATTAGCAGATAATCTTGTTGGTGGTGTTGATAAATATCTTGCGAAGAGCAAGAACTATATTAAAAAACGCATTGTTTCAATGTTCGATGCGACAGGAGAGATTGCAAAGCTTACCGGAGATTATTATGTGGCCTGTGCAGATATCTTTGATATTTTTTCAAGTGATGATGCGAAGGGAATCACTGCAGATATCATTCAGGTATTTTCAGATGGTTTTCTTGGAGCGGCAGATCTGGCGGTTAAATTCGAAAGAGATTTTGTATCACTTTTTACTGTTCCGATTATCCAGAATACAGATAAAATCTCCGGAACTCTGGAAAATATGCTTTCCCGATGGAGAACTGCATTTGATGCTCTTTCACAGAGTGTCACAGATACATTTGAGAAAGCGAATGAAGTTTATGATCAGTATTTCGCACCGTTCGTGGATGCAATCACGCAGGGTATTTCGGATATCCTTGGAACATTTCTGGATGTGTATAATACATATCTTTCACCGATTCTTGATTATCTGGCGGATAAGTTCAGCGCTGTGTGGTCAGAGTATATCCAGCCGGCACTAGATGGGATCCTTGAACTGATAGGAAAACTGTTAGAGAACCTGGGAGCTTTATGGCAGAACACGTTGGTTCCGTTCATCGAATGGATCATCAACAACATCATGCCGGTTCTTTCGCCGATCATTGGAACCATTGGCAATCTGATCCTTGACCTGCTGGGAGTGGCCGGTGATGTGATTAGCGGAATCACTACGATTTTAGGCGGTTTTCTTGATTTCTGTACAGGAGTATTTACCAGCGATTTTAGCATGTGCTGGCAGGGGATTGAAGAAATCCTGCAGGGATTCAAAAGGATTGCTGCTTCGATATTCGATTTTGCAAAGAAAAATATCCTGCAGCCGTTTATTGATTTTGTGAAGGGAATTTTCCAGACAGACTGGTCAAAGAGTTTCGGAACATTAGGCTCTGTTTTAAACACGTTCCTTGGTACCGTGCAGCGTATATGGGGAAATATAAAACGCGTATTCAATGGGATCGTGGAATTTATTACTGGTGTTTTTTCTGGAAACTGGAAGCAGGCATGGAACGGAATCAAGGAAATTTTCGGAGGAGTATTTGGCTCTCTCATAGCACTGGCAAAAGCGCCACTGAATGCCGTGATTGATCTGATCAATGAATTAATGAACAAGCTGAACTCAGGACTGGCGGCAATTGAAAACGCGTTCTCATTCAGTTATGACTTTAAGAATCCGATTACCGGAACAAGACATTATGGACATTATGGAATGTCTCTTCCGAGAGTACCAACTATTCCACATCTGGCACAGGGCGCATACGTCAAGCCAAACACACCACAGCTCGCCATGATCGGTGATAACCTGCACCAGGGAGAAGTTGTAGCTCCGGAGAATAAACTGAGAGAAATGGCAATAGAAGCTGTCAGGGCAGCAGGCGGATCCGGTGTCACAAGGGAAGATCTGGAAACCATAATGAACCGTGCAGTGATGCGGATCATAGCTGCTCTTTCACAGATGGGATTCTACCTTGATGGTAAAAAGCTGGCAGAAGCTGAGAATGCAGTAAAAGCAGAAATAGATAGGCGCTTTAACACCGTGGACATTAAGTAGGAGGGAACATGAAAAAAGGCGAAATTTTAAAATCAGGAGATGTGGTCCTTCCTGCACCAACCACCCTGTCTGTAGCAGATGAGATCATATGGACCTCAGACACCGGAAGGACGCTGATGGGACGGATGGTTGGAGATGTAGTAGCTGAGAAGAAAAATCTCAGTATAAAGTGGGAGTGGTTGACAGACAAAGAAGTGAAAATGATTAAAAACCGGTTGATAGCCGGCTTTTTTCCGTTCACATTCCATGATTCAGGAATTGATTTTACGATCGAAGCTTACAGGGGAACGCTGACCAAAGAACATTACGGTTATCTGGGAGATGGGAATTATTACTACAGGACGGTTTCAGTAGATGTGATACAGAGGTGACAAGATGATCAATACAAGCATAGCATTCCGCAGAGCATTAAGCGAAAACAGGGAGTTCAGGATAAAAGATACGATCACCCTGAAAAATAAAAAAGAGATTCCGATTCCGATGATGGATCTGAGAGAGTATAAGATCAATGAAGCTACTTCTGCATCTGGGAAATTCGAAATAGGCGCTGCAGTGATTAAAGAATACAAGGTTACACTGGATAATTCGGAAGAACAATATGATGACTGCGATTTTGAAGATGCCAATATACAGGCTGTGATCGGCCTGAAACTGGCGGACGGAACTTGGGAAGATCTGAAAAAAGGGCAGTATCGGGTATATACGGCAATATTTGGCGAAACCACACTACAAATCACAGCCTATGATGAAATGATCTATTTTGACAGACCGTACAGTGAATGTACTCTTTCCTATCCGGCAACGATCCGGGACATTGTACTGGATGCCTGCCGGCATTGTCGGGTGGATTGCGAGTCTGGTTCAATTGAGATGGGAAACTACATTGTCAAAACAAAACCAGAAGGAAGCATAACGTATCGAGACGTGATTTCATATTGTGCACAGATAATGGGCTGCTATGCACGAATTAATCATCTGGGACGGCTTGCTTTTGGATGGTACGATTTTTCGGCAGTAGGATTCGGTGATCTGGATGGCGGGATTTTTGATACCGCATCACAGGAAAAATATTTGTCCGGTGATGAAGCTGACGGCGGAACATTTGACGATTACAGTTCCGGATATACATACGATGGTGGCACATTTGTCGACATGGACACTTATCATCATTTCTACGATCTGTACAACAAATCAATAAACGGAACCGACATCAATGTCACAGGAATCCAGATCACAGCAAAGAAAGACAGTGCAGATGAAAAATATCTGTATGGCACGAATACATACGCACTGGAAATCAAAGACAATCCTCTGATCCAGACAGATACGATGCAGCAGGTAGCGAAACACATAGGAGATAAGATTATCAACAAACCGTTTCGTCCGATGAGCATTTCTGTTCAGGGGAATCCGGCAATCGAAGCCGGTGATGTAGCTGTGGTATCACCAAAGACAACATCTTCATATACAACAGTGATCACAGACACCACATTCAGCCTGTTTGCGGCACAGTCGATCTTATCCACAGCCGAGACACCAACTGCAAAAACATTCACACGCTATGGAGCAGCGACAAAGCTACTGGAAGCCGCACGGAATTACACTGATCAGGAAATGTCTGCCTACGACCTTATCGTCCAGCAGATGAGTCAACTCGCTGCCAACACCTTAGGTTTCCATGAAACAAAAATTATCCAGGACGATAACTCCGTGATTGTGTACCGGCATGACAAGCCGAAATTATCCGAATCCAAGATTGTATATAAATCCGGTATTGACGGTTTCTTTGTTACCAGAAACTACACCGGAAAAGACTCCACTACAGTCTGGAAAGCAGGATTCGACAGTAACGGCAATGCAGCCCTCAATATCCTTTCCGTGATCGGTATCCACTGGGATTGGGCATATGGTGGGACATTAAGCCTTGGTGGTGTGGGTAATGGGAATGGTGTTCTGAAAGTATTTGACGCTAAGGGAAATGTAGTCGGATTGTGGGACAAGGATGGACTGATAGCTAAGGCAGGTAAATTCTCTGGCGATATAACTGGTGCTACAGGAAAATTCTCAGGAGACATAACCGGTGCCAGCGGTACTTTTTCAGGCAGATTGGATTCCCAGACAGGAAATATTGCAGGATGGGATATTTCAAGTGAGGGACTGAGTGCCGCAAAAATGAAGATCTACAGCAATAAGTCTATTAATGACGAAGATCCCTTTGGTGACATAGAAAACGATTATACAAAAATATATAAGGATGCTGTTTTGACAGATCAGATATCCGTAAATGAAGTTAATTTTACACCTAAAAGGGGCAGCACATATTACAAAGATGCCACGAGAACAGTAACCGTGGTAACAGATGTGAGTGGGTCGACTGTTAATTACACAAAATTAACATTCGTAGATGGAATACTGGTTAATAAGCTGAGTTAAGAGGAGAATGATATGGCGATAACGATCAGAAAAGGACCATACGAGAAGTTTGATGCACAGAAGCTTCAGGCGGGGGAAATGGCCATGGTGACAGAAGGGGATCCTCATGCCAGTGACGGCAGGGCAATTTACGGATGCTTTTCCCCGGGTGATGTAAAGCGGATGGCAACTTATGAGGATATGGTTGAGAACGTGGACGCTTCCTGTAAAGAGGTCATTGACAGGCATATTGATAAAAAGACCGGTACGGCACTGGAAGCCTGCAAAGAAGCTACAAAAGCGGCACAGGATGCGGCAAAAGGAACAATCCTTGCAAAATCTGATGCTGAGCTTGCGACAGCAAATGCACAGAATGCGGCAGGAGCAGCCAATGAGGCAGCAGAAAGGGCTCTTGAAGCTGTGAAAAAGTGTGAGGGTCTTATGGATAACACGAGGGTAACAGCACTTGAAGAAAAAATGGAAAAAGTACTGGAACTGCTTAAAAATGTCGTATCTACGGAGTAGACCCATGAGCAGGTCTGGGATTCCCCCGTAGGGAAAATAGAAACGGTAACTAAAAATCAGACACAGAAAGGAAAATAATATGTCAGTAAAAACAGTACAGGCCGTGATTAATGGCCAGACATACAACCTTACCCTGAACAGCAGTACAGGGAAATATGAAGCAACGATCACAGCACCCGGTAAATCCAGTTATACATTAAGCGGGCATTATTATCCGGTCACTGTAAAAGCAACAGATGATGCCGGGAATACCACTACAAAAACAGATTCAGATGCAACGCTTGGCAGTTCCCTTAAGCTGCAGGTTAAAGAAAAAGTCGCACCGGTCATTGCGATCACAGCACCGACAGCAGGAAGTTACATTATCAACAGTAAACCTGCGATCACATTTAAGATCACAGATGATGATTCCGGTGTCAATCCGACAACCATTGGGGTTACGATCGATTCTGGTTCGAAAATTACCGGAGATTCCATCACAAAGAAAGCAGTATCAGGTGGTTACGAATGTACATACACACCAGACACGGCACTGTCTGACGGAAGCCATACGATCAAGGTTGATGCATCTGATTATGACGGCAATGCAGCAGTCCAGAAATCCGTTACATTCAAGATCGATACAGTACCGCCGACACTGTCCATTACTTCACCGGTTGATGGTCTTGTTACAAATCAGGCGGCATGCACAGTCAAAGGTATTACCAACGATGTTACTTCCAGTCCGGTTACAGTAACGATCAAGCTTAACAGCGGCAGTGCAGAGGCTGTGACAGTAGGATCCGACGGAAGCTTCTCCAAAGCCCTTACACTGGCAGCAGGAAGCAACACGATCACGATCGTTGCCAGAGATTCCGCTGGAAAGACCACAACGATCACAAGAACCGTCAAGCTGGATACCACACCACCGACAATCAAGAGTATCACACTTACCCCGAATCCTGTTGATGCCGGCAAGACATTTGTCATCAGTGTAGAAGTAACAGACTGATATGGTGTCAAAGGTCTACGGCAAGGCTGATGGCGTAGATATCACCTTTTATCATGACCATGGGGACATCTGGCAGATAGATGTCCCCTGGAATGATGATGGGAAATACACTGCGGAAATATTCGCGGAGGATGATGGTGGAAACATAACTTTCCGTTGTAGCGCATTGTTTGTGATCTCGGGGCATGAACTACAGGCAGTGGTAATGTTGAATGAAATGTCTGCGCAGGTTGGCTGTGAAAAAATAAAATACTGCACAGAGATTATAGAAGAGCAGTTTGCAGGATCTGTACAGGAAGGAGGGTATCAGATTGAGAGTGTCATATGTAGCAGAAGTCACGTTTGATTTTCCGGAGGCCAGATACCTTCGCGCGGTTGTAAAGCCGAAATGTGATGCGGATCTTCCCTTTTCAATAGACAATGCCCGGTGGGAGCTGTATTACAGGGATGATGACGGTGAGGAGATATTGGAAGACTCTGGCGAATGCGAGGTCAGTGCGCATGAGCTGTCAGCATTTATCCAGCCGCAAAAGACAGGAACATACAGATTCAAGTACATCTATGAGATCGCGGGTGAAACGTGGGTTGACAATGTAAAGATAAAGGCGGGGTGATGGGATGGCGGCAAATATTAAGATAGTGGATGTCAGCTTAATCCCAAACCCGGTTGCTGCCGGGGCAAGCCTTAAAATATCAGTAGAGATCCATAAGAATATTTGTTTATTGTCAGATTATGATGATTATCTGCTGGCAGACAGTGACGGCTCCTATATTGATGTACAGAGGGACACGGTGGTCATGCAGGATGGCGATAATATATTGGTAGTTGATGATGATGGTGAATTGATTGAGACAGAGGAGGATTAACAGATGATAGATGAACAAAAAACAAAAAAGATTGAAGATTTTCCGGAAAATGCAGAACCGGCAGATACAGATTATTTCCTTAATGCGACGGGGAATGTAATGAAAAAAACAAAAGTGTCGCAGCTGATCACTTGGCTGAAGGAGAAACTGGGGATTAATGCACTAAACACGAAAATGAATGATTATGTTACTATTAAAAATTTTACTCAAAAAATAACTCTGAAAAGTGGTATTGCGACTGTAAATATCAGTGCTGCATTAGATGGTTATATACTTTTAGGAATCGTGCGTTGCAGTTTCGCGAGTAGTTATTTAACTACGACTGGATATACAGTAAGTGGAAATAATTTATCACTTAATGTACGAGACATTTCGGCACCTACGACTGCCACAGCGTCGGTAAACTGCTATGTAACAGCATTGTATGTTAAAAAATAAATTGTTTAATTTGCGCCGGCGTAGCCGGAGAAAGGATAAAAATATGAAAGAAAATTATATCAAAGCATTTTTTACAGGGGTATTTGCATTGATCAGTTCAATGCTTGGTGTGCTGACGATTCCGGTGATCCTGATGGTAGCATGTAATGTGCTTGATTATGCCACAGGATTAATGGCATCTACATACCGGTCACAGGACATTAACTCTTATAAGAGTATCAGAGGAATCATGAAAAAGGTATGCATGTGGCTTCTGGTAGTGGTGGGAGCGGTAATTGACCAGTTGCTTTTATATGCATCCCAGACCGCAGGTATTACCTTACCATTTACGTTTCTGGTAGCCTGCATTGTAGCAATATGGATCATCTGCAATGAGATCATCAGTATATTGGAAAATATTAAAGATATGGGAGTTGCAATTCCGGCATTTCTTTTACCGATTGTAGAGCATGTGAAATCACAGGTAGAGGATAAAGCAGATATAAATAAAGATTCAGGGGGCGAGTGATCGTCCTCTTTTTTAATGGAGGTACATATGGAAATAAAAGGTATTGATGTCTCTGCATGGCAGGGCAAGATCGACTGGAAAAAGGTAGCTGATTATGGTATGGGCTTCGCTATTCTCCGGATCACAGAAGCAGGAAACATAGTAGATAAATATTTTGAAGCAAACCTGACCGGATGCAATAAACACAAGATCCCTGTTGGAGTGTACAAATATTCCTATGCTATGACTATCGCGGAGATCCAGAGCGAAGCCCGCAAGGTAGTCGCAACTCTGAATGGCCGGAAAATCCAGTTCCCGGTATTCCTCGATCTGGAATATCATAACCAGAGGACACTCGGAACTGAGAGTATCCACAAGATGGCGGATGCCTTCCGGAAGATCATTGAGGCGGCAGGATACAAGTTTGCAATCTACTGTAATGTAGACTGGTATGTAAATGTAATCTGTAGTCATCTGAAAAAACATGACTTCTGGATTGCCCGCTATCCGGCGAATGACAACGGAACCCTGCAGGAAAGACTCCAGCCGGATTTTGGAATCGGATGGCAGTATTCCAGTAAAGCAACGATTCCAGGAATCTCCACAAAAGTAGACCGGAATGTTTTCTATAAAGATTACGCAGAAACAAAAGCAGAACCAAAGAAGGAGGAAACAACGGTGGCAACAAAAATAAAACTGCAGAAATTTAATGACCTCGGTGATTTTTATGCCGGTGAAGGAACTGGTAAACCGTATCTGGAAAAAGGTACACTTGCATATCTGGATGATTTCCAGCGTAATGCAGGCTACAACAATTACACGCTGTTTGCCCGTGATATCAATAACTTAGGCCAGCCGGGATGTCAGGGACAGCCATGGTGCTCAGTATATCAGTTCTGGAAACTGGTAAAAGTATTCGGACTGAGTAAGGCGCTGGAAATCATGGGCGGAGGTTTCTACAACTGCCAGAGCGTCACACGACATGCAAAAGCAAACGGTACATGGAAGAAGACACCAAAGAAAGGTGCGTTGATCGTCTTCCGAAACGGTGCACATATTGGTTCTGTACGGAAGTATGATACTACTTACGTATACACCAATGAAGGTAACACTTCCAGTGCACCAGGTGTTGTTGCCAATGGCGGCGCATGCCGGAACAAAAAATATAAGCTTACAGATTCCGCAATTGACGGATATGTCTGGATTGATTACGGTGCAACCGCAGATCAGACATCAACAGCGGTTGCGGTTAAATTGAACAAGACACCGAAGTATGTAGCAAAAGTCACAGCAACAGAACTCAACGTGCGTTCCTGGGCTGGTGCAGAGAAGCCGAAGATTAAGAAGTGGCCACTTCTGAAGAAAGGAAATCTGGTGGATGTCTGTGATACCATCAAGGCAGCCGACAAGTCAAAATGGAACTACATCCGGATTGCCGGAAAGTATTATGGATTTGTTGCAAAGAGATATCTGAAGAAACAGTAATATAAGAAGAAACTCCGGCAGGTACCCGTCTGCCGGAGAAATATTGTATCATCTTAAAAATGTCAATTTTTTGCATTATAGGGTATGGAAGTCCGGGCCAGCAGAAAGATGCTGTCTAAAATGCTCAGTTTTCCTTGTTTTATAAGGCTTTTTAGGCTTTATATATAGCTTATTATTATATTATAGGGTATTGCACTCTGGTGGACTGGACTGTAATACCCTATAATAGTGCCACAAAGCCTGTATTTATGCGGGTTTCAGGCACTTTATAAGGGAGAAGAAGGGATTAAAATTACGATACGATAATGTCAAAGTACATTTTGCCGGATTCTTTGTCATAGACAATCTGGTCAACAATTGTCCGTATCAGGGTTCCTTTTTCTTCATAACTCACATCTGGATTTTTCAAAATGTCATTCACGGATTTGATTTCGTGGAGGACATCATCTTTATTCAATTCTTTTTCTTCCTGCTCCTTTTGCAGTGTTTCCAATTCATTTTCGAGCTGCAGGCGGTTATTGATCAGGCGGTCTTTGTTGGCTTTGTATTCTTCCAGCGTGTCAATTCCACTTTCGTATGCATCCCGGATCCGATTCTCTCTGGTGGAGAGTTTGGACAACTCCCTTTGAATTTGTTCAATTGCAGCAGTGTTGTCTGCAGTTGGTTCATCCTTACGGATGTATGTAAAGTCTGCTCCTGAAAGAATCTGATCAAAATATGTGATCACAGCTTCTTCTGCCTTTCTTACAGACAGAGCAACGGAAGTCTTGTGAAATCCTTTTGCATATTTCCAGCACTGGAAGTATGGACACTTGCCATTTCCAGTGTAGGAGAGGGTAGCGCCACAGACAGAGCATTTCAGCAATCCGGATAACCAGTGCTTGCACGTGGAAACATTCCGGGTTTTCATGGGACGTTTCCGGGATGCAATCAATCGCTGCCTCCGGTCAAAACGTTCCTTCGAGATTCGGACTTCATGCGCACCCTCGAACTCTACCCCGTTCCATGACACGATTCCACAGTAAAAAGGATTCTGCAGGATCCGGTCAATGGTCCGCCGCTCAAAAGGATTTCCCCGTTTGGTCTTATACCCCAGATCATTACATTTCCTTGCAATGGCAGTTTCATCCATGTTCTGGTTATCATACAGATCCATGATATAAGATACCATAGCATACTCGGCTTCATTGATCTGGTAGGGCTTTCCATGTCCGACAGCTTCATAGCCGAGACAAGGAGAGGACTGGTAGCCATTTCGGAGAGCTTTTTCTTTCATGCCTCGCAGGACTTCACCGGAGAGCCGGATAGAGTAGTATTCATCCATCCATTCAATGATGCGCTCGATCAGCGTGCCAAAAGGACCGTCCACAAGGGGCTCAGATACGCTTATTACCTCCACATGATCTTTCTTGAGCATACTCTTGTATACGATAGATTCCTCCTGATTACGGGCAAATCTAGAGTATTTCCAGACCAGTATCACATCAATCGGATGCGACGGCTGTTTGGCAATGCCAATCATACGCTGAAACTCAGGACGCTTTTGCACATGCCGGCCGGACACGCTCTCAGAAAAGATAAAATCATTGGAAATAATGATGCCGTTCTTTTTGGCATAGTCCAGCAGCAGACGCTTCTGAGCATCGGGAGAAAGTTCTGCCTGATCATCTGTGGAGACACGGATATACAAAGCTCCAATACGATCACTCATAATATCACCTCGGTTTTATAAAAATATGTAAAATTGGGTACAAAAATAACAGCCACACAAATGTTTGGGTTGTGCGACTGCTCCGAAGATGATACAATATCTTTGCAAAATGAGCATCTCTTCGGAGATCTGAGCCGGTTCAGTGTTGGTAGCACTGGATCGGTTTTTTATTGCTTTTATTTATTTTTTATAAGTGATACAATTGCCAAAATTACATTGATCAAGCACCAAGTAGCCCATATGTACAAATCTGAATAACTTCCAGCTAATCCATAGCCTAATAACGCACCGATGCCGAAAAGAACAATAAGAGCAATATTGCTGCTCTTGCCGCCTTTACGTGTTGCAATAGATACAATTCCGCCCGCTAAAAGCATAATCGCAACAATGATACCAGCGGAACCACCGACTTCTCCGGTCTCACCAAGAGTGTTGCCGATTCCTACAGCGCAGGATTGAAATGCAACCATAATAAATAATACGATTGACAAAATCCCTGATACAAGTTTCCATGTTTTCATAAAGAATTCCTCCTTCATATTGTTTTTATCATTCAGCAGCAACAAACTTTATCACTGCAAATGGTTCGAAATATATCACATAATTATCAACAATTGTATATTGACCGTATTTTGCATGATAGCAATTTATTACATTTCTCAGATATTCTTCCGTCACATCCAGGTATTCAGCCATTTCATACAAATTCCGGCAGCCTTCTTCATAGGCACTGATCAGACCGGTAAGCCCCACCTTTAAGTTGTAACCATACAACCTAGCACGATATTCTTGTTTACGGTTCATGATGTCAGTCTGATCCAGGATGTCTCCGGAGCTGGTGCAGTGATGACCGATTTCCTCTGCAAGTACACAGGATTTTTCTACCTGAGTCATATCTTCGTTGAGAGCAACAGTACCATTGCAATATAATCCTTTGATATTGCTACTCTTAAAAGGATATTCGATAATTTCTATACCGTCTTTGCAGGCTTGAATCTGTAATTCTTCGTAATTCATGAAAACACCTCCCGCTCAAGTATATCATTTCGGAAGTACGAAAATCTGTACAACCATAATTTAACAAAAGTAACGTATTTCACCAAAATATTTAAGCCATGCACGGATTACATCATCGTGCCGCGCCTCGATCATACGCATTATATTTCGAAGTGTATGATTAGGAATGCGTGAATTATTATTGCAAAGCAAACAATGCCCTGTGCTGGTTATCCATATTTTAGTTGCATTTGCAGTAGGTGCACCTTTGGCAACATGTATATGAACCGGTTCAAGTGGTTCATTTTCGTTTGTCCAAAAATAAATCCAATATTCGCCAAACCTAAAAATTTGAGGCATTGTTGAAGCCTCCTTCCTGCGAAAACTCCATAATCAGATGTGCCATAGAATGGATGATCTCATCAAATCGATCAATTTCTTCATCTGAATATTGGAAGATGTCTTCCCATTCATAAGCAGGAAGCCAACAGGTGGCATGTTTAAAGCAATATTTTTCATCTGGAGTTTCGATATAAACTTTTACTTTTCCATCTGGATTCATTTCAGAATGTGTAATTTCTGTGTCATCATTAAGCGTCATAAATGGATACATCATAATAAAAGCTCCTTTCTGATTCTGCATAGAATATTATTTTGGTCTGACAAATATTATATGTCAATGTACCAGCGCATCCAAATCAGATGTGTTTTGTAGATTATGAATTTATTGATTATGAGAAATTACGTCTAAAACAGATAATATTTTGTGAGCTTCTTCGAATATCGTTTGATATTCTTTTGAAGATGTTTTTGTTGGTTTTGTTATTAAAGGAATTAATATACATGGTATGTTAAAATCGTTTAAAGTTACTTTGATATATAAAGATTCGATTTTTTTCTTCTGAGTTTTCTTTCCAGTAATAGCACCTGCAATAGCTCCAGCACCTCCGAATACGGCACCGCCAATAAGTGCTTGCCCAACACCTCCACTTGTTACAAGGGAATCATCTTCCAGAAGATCGTAACTTACAAGGGCAGAAAAAGGAAACCATTTATTGGTTCCGGCTTTTGCTTTTCCACCGGAAATCATTTTTTCAGCAGCTAAAGACATTCCCATTGTACTTACAGCCATAAGACCTTTAAAGGATTTTCCGATGATACCTGTTTTTTTACCATTTGTTGGAATGGTACCGTTAATCTGAAACATACGATTATTTTCATCTATTTTAACAGCACTGACCTTTGATGTTA